AACTCAGACCAGTTAGTCAAAGACCGTTTTACTAACTGGAGTGCTGCCGAGTTTGACCTTACTTATACAATGAGGTCGGTTGGTGAATATATGCGCGAGCAAAAGAAACGTAAGGAACTGCTACTTTTTAATTATGGAATTGAAGGACTGGTTAAACTCGATCAACCAAACGAAAAAGAACCTGATTGACGAAGACCCTTCACTTGAGAAGGAATATCCTCCTTATATTGTAAACCGCTGCTTCTCTGGACACCTGGATGCAGTGCTGTTTGCTAATGAAATGAACCAATATCATTTCCTCCCTAAAAAACTACAATATGATTTTCTTCTAAATAGTCTGAGGAAAAAGAAGAGATTTTCTCCCTGGCTCCGACAAGATAAAGTCAAAGACCTTGATTATGTCAAACGTTATTATGGTTATAGTAATGAAAAGGCAAAACAAGCTTTGAGGATTCTTACAGAAGAACAACTTAGTTTTATTAAATCGAAATTTGATACTGGAGGAAAAAAATGAGTGTGGTTCAAGAACCCGAAGTGAAGTGGTCGCCCGAACAAATGGTTGAAGTGGTTCTTAACGAACCTGATGACTTTTTGAAAGTGCGTGAAACTCTGACTCGTATCGGAGTCGCTTCAAGAAAAGAAAAGAAGATCTATCAGTCTTGCCATATCCTACACAAGCAAGGTAGATACTATCTGGTTCACTTTAAGGAATTGTTTGCCCTTGATGGTAAGCACGCAAACCTTACTGTGAATGATGTCCAACGACGTAATCGTATTGCTCAGTTGCTTGCTGACTGGGGTCTGATTGGTATTGTTGATGTTACCAAGATTCAAGATATCGCTCCTCTCAATCAGATTAAAGTCCTTGCTTATAAGGATAAAAACGATTGGATTCTGGAAACAAAGTATAACATTGGTTCTAAGAAGAAGAGAGTAGAAGAAACAGAATAATAAATGAAAATAATTGATAATTTTTTAGATGATGAACATTTACAACCAATAATTGAGAGAATATCTGGATCATACTTTTCTTGGTATTGGTCCAGAGTTCTTGATGATCATATGTTTCTGGAAGATTTGAAATATAACTTCCAATTTGGACATACTCTTTTTAGGGACAATACCATTACTAGTAGAGAATTTGATTTATTTCTTCCTCTTTTAGATAGAATGAATATAAAATCTCTGCATAGAATAAAATTAAATCTAAATCCAATTACACCCAAAATTATTGAACATGGGTATCATGTAGATAATGAATTTGATGACCATACAACATCAGTGTTTTATTTGAACACTAATAATGGTTATACTAAATTCCAAAATACTGAACAAAAAGTAAATTCAGTAAAAAATAGATTGGTAACTTTTCCTTCAAGTACATATCACACAGGATCTACATGTACGGATTCTCCTAGGAGATTGGTTCTTAATATTAACTATATACAAAAAACCGAATAAAAATGAGCGGGTTTCAACACCTGCTTTTTTTGTGCTTCTTGTATAATTAGTAGTGGATGCCGAAAGGATCCACACAATACAAACTCGCTTTTTAAGGAGAAGTCACATGACCAACTTAATGAAATTTCATACTGCAGACATTCCTGCCCTATTAGATCGTATAAATAAGTACAGTATTGGAATGGATGATTACTTCGATCGTCTCTCGACGCTGCACGAGACTACAAGTAACTACCCACCATACAATCTAATTCAAGTTAGTAATGTAGAATCTAGGCTTGAGTTAGCACTAGCAGGATTCAAGAAGAAAGAAGTCAATGTCTACACACAAGATGGAAAACTTTTTGTCGAAGGACAAAAAGAAGATAAAGAAACAAACACAACATATGTCCATAGAGGAGTGGCTCAACGATCTTTCACTAGAGCATGGACCCTATCAGATGAAACGGAAGTTAGATCAGTTACATTTGAGGATGGGTTACTTTCGGTAGTTCTTGGAAAAATCGTTCCAGAACATCATCAACGTAAAGACTATCTTTAAACCAATACAATTGAGTAGAAATCAGTAGCAGTGGTTACAGATTTTTGTATCACTATGATACATAATTGCTATATAATTATGACCTATGGAGGAGACGATGAATTTCACAACCGCCACCTTAACATTGGGAACAGTAATGACTCTTTTCTTTGGGGGAACGATCGCCGCCGTTCTGCCCTGATACATCCTGATAAATACAACTGAATATCGTCGGCGCAGACGGGGAGGTAACTGGCACAATCCAGTTGAC